TCCTGGTATTCTTGAAAGAACAAGGCGTAAGTTTCCGGATCGGCTAAAACTTCTTGATCAATTTCTTTTAGTCTAAGAGAAATTTTCCTAACTTCTTCTTCTGTTGCACTATCCATGATTCCGTAGATTTCTTCGGCATAATGTATTGCTGCCCAAATTACTAAGTTGGCCTTTTTTATTCTGCTGGCAATCTTATTAATTTCTCGTCTAGTCATTATTCTCAATCTCCTTCTCAATTAAACTTCTAATATACTTGCTCACGTCCATACCACTTTTAGCAGCCAGACCCTGAACTGTTAACCACTCCTGATCCGTAAACTTAATTGAGTGATTACGGCGAATTAGTTCTTCCGTCAAAGGCTTGCGGCCTGAGTTAGACCGCTTGCCTCCATGTTTATTTGTCATATGTTTAGCCTCCTATTTGGTACATTAACTCTGATACATCTTTTATAGTTGCGCTGTTAAGGTCGTGTGTGGTTGATACATAAACTATATACATCCCGTCATCGTCTTTGTAGCGCTCGGAAAGTCCTCTTAACCTGCACTGCATCCCGTACCTGTCGAAGTCCGTTCCGTGCTTCATTAGGGAGGGTATATCACATATTACAATTGACCGTTTGCCGTTATAGTTGTCATAGTAGATACTCTGATTGTCCTGGTCATCTGCCTCATTGACGATTATGTGTAGTGTTTGCAAGCAACTCCAGCGACTAGACGCCTCATTCTTGCTGAACTCAACATCCATCTTATCTTGGATTAGTTGAGCTAACCAACTAGTATCTTCAAGTTTTCTAGGTGTATTAGATATTCTAACTTTTTTCATTATTCTCAATCTCCTTTTTAATAAAATCCCTCACATATTCGCTGGCAGTCATATTATTTTTATCAGCGAGGGCTTGGAGGTTTTGCCATTCTGCATCCGACATCTTAATACTTCTGTTAGTTCTTACCCCTTCCGGGGCTTTGCGGCCTGAGTTAGACCGCTTGCCTCCGCGTGGTGACATTGTATCAACTCCTTATCTTATAACCGCTAGCTCTTTGCCATATGTTCCTTCTACTACACTGCCGCCCACCAAACATAGCCTGATAAATCTAGCATGTGCACGATTGATTACAGTTGATACTTCGCCTTTACCGACAACCTGATTACCTTTTTCGACGTTTTCAATCTTGACCTTTTCTATCATTGTTTTCATTTTACGCTCCTCCTTTGATTTCGTCAGTACGATTTCTATAATTGAATTATAGTATGATGAATTGATAACGTCAATACAATTTCAAATAAAAAGAGGTGATTTTTATTAAAAAGTTTTTTCAGTCTACGGCTTTGGTTCCTCGAAATAATCAGCCCGATTTCATCGACGCAGAATGGTACGAAACGGAGCAAAAACAGCGTTTTAATTTCCGCGACCACTACCAGATCGTTGCACCTGAGCATAAAGTTATCCGTATCCGTCCTGACACATCGGCCCGGAACTGGCACACTGAGGATATAGCTAAATCAATCACAGATGCTTTCAAAATACCTTTGGATCGCTTCTATTTTGAGGACGGCTGGAAACTTCGCTACAGAGCACCTGACCGGGCAACGTGGGAGATCGATTATACTGCCGAAAGTATTGATTTTCTCCTGGCAGTGCCGGGGGATCGTGTCGATAGCTGGATTCGTCGGCTGTCCGGCATTTGGGATAAGTCAACTATCACGGTAGATGAAGGATACAGCGAGGAATGGGACAAAGAAACGACCGTTATCTATGAACTGGTGCTAAGAAAGCATGATATGTATTCGCTCCTGACCGACAGCAAAAACAACCTACCTTTGCCGTCCCTGCTCCAAGCCGTAAAATCTCTCGAGGCAGGCGACAAGGCAAAAGTTTTTGTATTTTTCGATCCTGTTGGCCGCCTGGACTGGAACGCGACATACCAGGAAGCCTGGGAAATACTGCGTAACGGACGGCAACCGATAAAGCGCAACGGTGATGCTCGAGCGTATTTTAGGTTGGGCCTGACGTGCGCCGGGCAGTTCATGCAAGAGACTATGCTGAGTGTAGCTGACATGATCAAGTCCGACAAGCAGGAGAATCGGTACGCCAAGAAAGAAGTAGATCCCGAAGCCGGTTTGTTTGCTATCGAAAACTTAACATCGGCCACAAAGCGCAAAGGCGGCATGGGGGCCATGAGAACATACCTCTGGATAGTCGCCCAGTCTGACGATAGGGGAAGGCGGGAATCGACGGCCAGGACGTTGGCAGGGGCTTTTGCTGACCTTGCCAGTGATAATGAATTTGAGGCCCGGGAGGTAAAAAATAAGAAGAAAAAGGCCGCTGCTATCAAGGCCATAACCACTAAGCGCCTGCCGAAGCTGAAATTTAACCATAGCATTCTATCGACCGCAGAGGCTGGGAAGCTTATACAGATCCCAGGCCGGGAACTGCAGGAGGATTACCCGCAAGTTAACGGGATTAAGCTCCAGGAGGTCACCTTGCCGGCCGAATTATTTGGTACTGTTGGCATTCCTTTGGGCAGGGTAACAGACCGGGGTGTTACGCGTGAGGCTAAACTGCCTATCAGCGACCCAGATATTGAGTGCAAAACAGAGATTGACTACGGAAATATGGGATGCGGGAAAACAGGGAGGGGGATTGTGCTTGCTGTCGAAGGTGTTAAAAATAACAGAACGGTATTCCTTTTCGACATGGCCGATGGTGATGCTATTAACTCAGTCAGAGACGCTTTACCGGCTGATATGCCAGATCACAAAATTCTTGACTTAGATTTTGGAAATAAACACTGGCCTATCCCTTTAACCTTGACTGACGTTGCTTTGCGCGGGATGCAGGCGGGGGAGGACGAACTTGCCGCGCTGGATGCAGCAGAGCGAATGACCGACTACATATATACCTTTATCAACCAGTTAGCTTCTAGCGAATTTTCCGACCGGATGGAATACTTCTTATCTCCGGTGGGCAAGGGTGTACTCACAGACCCTAAGCGGGGACTGCTGGATGTGGTGCTGGCTTTGTCCTCACCGGTTTACCGAGAGGAACTATTACAAGACCCGGTTATCCAGTCTCAGTCGGAAGTCGTTGACGTACTCCGGGAGCTGCAAGCCAAGGCTATTAAAGGCACCGACAAAAGCCTGGTACAGCCTATATTAGACAGGTTGAATCTACTTGCCGGGAAAAGGACGCTTGCTAATATTTTTCTGCAGTCGGAGAAGTTACGTCCGGACGGCAAGCCTGCGCTTGATTTTCGGCAAATGATGGATGAAGGCGGGTACTTTGTCGGGCTCCGCATCCCCAAGGCCGAACTAGGCAAAGACGGGGTTAACCGGGTAGCATCATTTTTGATGGCTAAAATATGGCTTGCTACTCTTAGCCGGTTGGATACTCCCCAACAAAAGCGCAGGCCGTTCTATACCATCATTGACGAGCCTCATAATTGCCTGGAGGGAACCGGGCCACTCCTGGACGGGGAAATAGGAGTGGAGGCCCGGAAGTATCGGAATAAGATGATCTTTCTTGCCCACTCAGCCGAACAGTTTGGTAAATACAAAGCCGGGATTTATGCCGGTGGGCCGTTCTTTAACTTTTTCAAAACGGAACTGCAGAAAACTTTTACTGACCATGCGGAGAAACTTAACCCGCTGGAAGCCAAAAAACTATATGAGCAACTACCCAAGCGTTGGGTTGCTGCTTGCAAGATGGAGCTGCCAGGGGCTGATTCGCTACCTGCTTTTATCTGTCACATGACAGCACCGCCTAAACAAGTTAAGGATCGGAGTTATCGACGGTCTGAATGTTCGAAAATGTTTGGGCGGCATTGGAAAGAAGTGACTGAGTATATACAAAACAAAAGACGGATCACACTACAGGATGAGGCTTGGCGGGAGGAAAGGCAAGCAGAGGTCAAGGAGTCACGGAAGAAAAAATAATAGTCGCCACCCGTCGTCAATAGTCGTAAGTAAAAAAAATAAATACAATAAAAATAGGTCGATGGTTATTTCGACCTATTTTTATTGGTAAACAATTGATATGTATACCTAAACGATATATAATTTATTTGAGGTGAAATACATTGAAACGTCGGAGTATTTTTATGGACGACGAAAGGTATGAGAAATTAAAGGAAGAAGCTGGAAAACAGAAATTAAAAGTATCTGAGTTAGTACGAAGAATTATTGATGAATGGCTAAAGAAAAGGAGGTAATAATAAATGAACCCAAAAAACATTGATGAAGCCATTGAGAATTTATTAATTTTTATGAACTTATCTGATATTAAGCCTATTCATGGCAGCAAATCGCAAAAAATAGAGGTAAATGCCTGGGATGGGGCCGAACCAATGCTGTACCTTGATACATTTTTAAAAAATGATATAGTTAATGACAATTCCCTAGTTTTTATGGACGTATTGCCGTCTGATCTCAATTGTCATTTTGACCAAAAGCTAATTGTTAACTCATTAGATAACGAGGATGATTTTTCATTAATAAGGTATAGAACAGCAAACCCTAAAAAGGTACGTGGACTAATCAATAGATATTGTCCGATAATGGTAGAAATGTATGTCGGTTATGTAAATATCAATAAATCTAATATTTTAACGGCTAAAAGTATTTTTGGATTTGTACCAGATAAAAATATAAAACCAAAAGAAGCAGGCTATGGGTTTCAAAATCCTGGTTACTGGATTTGCTTAACTACTGACAAGCATTTAAACCAAGATAATATTTTAAAGGATTCTAATATGATAAGAGCGTCTTTGGGTTGGCAATTTTCTAGGTATTACAATTGGACGGTTTATCTATCTTTTGAGGGATGGTCTGGTTTATCTTTTAGAACAGATCCAATTGGTGCGCGTGAAATTTTTAGACTTAGAGATATACCAGAAGGCAAGAAAAGAAGAACAGCGCTAAAACATTGGGTATGCGAACATTATCGCAAAAACCGCAGTATTAGCGAAGTAGAGAAAGTAAAAGTCATTAAACATCTCCGAGGAGCAAATGAATTTACTTGGAATGGTTTAAAGTGCAAGATAATGCCCTCTCAATATGATCTTGATCTAATAGATAAACTAAAAGCTTAAATTGATTTCACAGGTATTTCACAAAATATAAACTTTTTCATTAGATTTTATGAAAAAAATAATACTAATAATTTTAAAAAACCCGCTATATCTAGGTTTGTGATTGATATGATAATATATGATAAACTAATTGCTCGACTCGAAATCGAGTAGACGTTAACAGCGTCTCCAGGGTTCGAATCCCTGTCTCTCCGCCACCTAGAGGCCACTTTACTTAACTAAAGTAAGGTGGCTTTTTCACTGTAATTTCACATTCATTTCACATTATTTTTAGGTTGTGAAATGGGTAAAAAAATAAGGGCTTATTCGCCCCATATAGCTTGGTCTATTATATTTGCTATTTCCTCCTGTACCGATCGCTCAATGTGGCCATAAAAATCATTTGTGATTGTTATGGTGCTATGTCCCAGTCGGTCACTTGCTCCTTTCATAGGGGCATTCCTGGATAACATTAATGAGGCATTCGAGTGCCTGAGATCATGGAATCGAATAACCGGTAGTTCATACTTTTCCATCCGCAAACTGAATGCCCTGGATACATGAGACGGATTAAATGGCTTTCCATCCGGCCAGGTACAAACAAAATCCGAAACATGATACATTTTTCCATGTTGCAGTCGCATTTCCTTTTGCTTTCTTCGGTGGTCTTTAAGTGCTCTCATCATTCTATCCGTGACAACTATATCCCTGGTAGATGAATCAGTTTTAGTCTTTTCTCTTAATTCAGGCTTGCCATTATTCATAATGTAGTTGTTGCGAATCTTGATAACTTTATGATCAAAATCTATGTTTGACCACTGCAGGCCCAGCACTTCACCGCGACGAGCACCTAAAACAACTGACAAATATACCGGTAGGTACATACTATCATCTTCAAATCTGACTAGCATTTCCCTTATCTGATCTACAGACAAGAAGCCAGCCTCAAATTTTTCCTTTGCTGGTGGCTTAACCAGCTTGGCAGGGTTTTTAAAAATAGTTTCTTCCATGTACGCATCTTCCAACGCCTTAGATAATACACGGTGAACATATTGAATAGATGTGCCTGAAAGTGCTTTAAAATTTCTCTTTTCTCCATCCACCTTAATATCCCGTTCTTGCTGTAACTGAGAGTATAATTTTCTAATGTGCGTAGCCTTTAAGTCCTGCAGTCGGATACCGCCGATATAAGGGTTGATGTGACACCTTATATTTATCTCATAGCCGTTGTATGTGGTGGGTGAAATACCTTGCTTTTTATCTTCTAGCCAGTCATTGAGGTACTGAAACATAAACATTTTTTGCGGATCAATATAGGTTCCGTGATTAAGGCTAACAGTTTGTTCAGCTAGAAACGCATCGGCATCCTTCCTTTTCTTAAACCCGCCCTTATACTTCTGTGCCCTCTTACCCTCTCCGTCAAGTGGGGCATCGTATCTTACTTCGTAGAATTTCTTTTTCTCGTTATATTTTACCGTGCCCATTATCAAACCCCCTATTACAGAAGGATTGACTTTTCGCCTGCTATTGCTTAAAATGAAAAGCAAAGCTGGCAGAAATTAAACCTTCTGCTTAGATTTAAAAGCCACCCTAACCGGCCAAAGTTAAGGGGTGGCTTTCGGCTTTAGTTGACAGTAATTTTATACTGCCAAGCAGGTAATTGCAATGTGGAATAAAATTATACCCGGCATGGGGCGGGATTATTTCACGTGGAATAATTGAGCGCTTAAAATAGTTATTACAACACTTATCATAGCCAGCATTAAATATAATTTTGTATCCCCAGCGTTTTTCATAAGTACGGAGTAAGTGGCTAATATAATAAATAAGCTATTTAGAATAATTCCAAATAGCGTTACGGTAACCAAGGCATCACCGCCAATTATTAAATAATCTATAAAGCAATATCAAAACACTCAACCAATAATTCTTTTAAATTTCTCAGATCATCATGGAATTTATGTATATTCTGCTTTCACCATGACCCTTGGGTGCGGTTTCGCAGTTAAAGTTAGCGGCCAGCATTTTAGACCTCTCCAGAGGTAGTTTAGTTAGTATATGCTTGCCTTTATTACTATCAAAATTAAAGCGCACAATCCAGCTTAATGCATTTTTTATAAAAATACCGAAGTAAGCGGTTGTATCTCTGTAATTAACCTCTGACAAATCTTTGCCAGCTTCAGCCAATATTTCTTTAACAATACTAAATCCGCTCAATTCTTCCTCGGTTGTAATAATCTCCTTCTTGGGCTTATGTGTGCAGTTGTCTTCGGGTTGACTCTCCTCAGATTTAACTTCTTCTGCATCCCCACCCTGCTGCAGTAAACCCTGACTGACAATATCCAGAACTGCATTAGATATAGCCTTTTTCACAATAGGCCTAAACCTGTCCACAACATTGGCAGTTATGCGGGTATCACTAAAATCCTTAATCAAATACCTAACAAAATCATCGGATGGATTCCTGAATAATTCTCTTAATTTACTGTTAAGTGTTGAGGTATAAATAATATCCTCGGCATACTTAAGGAGTTCATCTTTTTCAAAAGATTCTTTCCTAAATTTAGATAAAACTTCAATATCATTATCTGATAAATTAGTTATATCTAACTGAATAAACGGATCTTCATCCATCATATTATTAGATTTAAGATCAGTAAAAAATTTATACTGCATGCCATTAGTAAGTACGGCTAACTTAACATTGGGGGTAGTATTAAAATATCTAGAAAGCTGTGCGTCATGGTTTTCAAGATTTTCATTTACCGTCTTGGCTTCAATAAACATAATAGGCATGTCATCTTTAAAAATAGCATAGTCTACCTTTTCGCCCTTTTTCTTTCCAAAATCAGCATCATATTCTGATTTTACTTCTAGAGGATTAAACACATCAAATCCAAGCACCTGAAGAAACGGGATTATTAAAGCCTGTTTAGTCATTTCTTCATTTGTGATATGCTTCTTGCGTTCTATAACTTGAACTGATAACTTCTGAATATTTTCTCTAAAGCTCAAAATAAAACCTCCTGTTCATAATTTAATATTATTTTGTCGAAACACCCCGAAAATACAAAATCACCCGTTATGGGTGCCTTTTACTTGATTTCTATTCTCGTTTTATTATGTCTCTCCACTTTAATTTTTCCCCTGCTGCCTTGCGCTTTCGTCTAAGATAACCTATCTTCAGGTTTATCACCCATGGCTCTACATCGAACCAATCAGCCAATAAATATATCTTGTCCATACCACACTCTTTATTAGCCTTCCAAAACTCTTTGTCGGGCATAAGTGTGCTTGTTGCCCAATCAAGTGCTTTTCTTTCATCCTGAGCCACTATAACACCCATTAAACTCCTGTCATGGTTGTCTATTTGCCAATACCCTCTACTATGGTATCTTATGTGTCCTGGACGAGGAGGGAAAAGTATATGTCCAATTTCTTCAGCAAATACGCATTTACATTCTCTGTTCTTATTTTTCAGCGACACATCGAGAGTAACGGTATTAATTGACGCATCCGCCATACCCAAAAAGGACGGATTTATTAATTTAAGATTATCCCAAATAATATTTATACCGAGTTGTTCTGCCAATAAAAAAAGATCGTCGAGTGTTATCGTAGCGCATCATTCCTTATTATTAAAAATTCCTGTACCCGGTAAACCGTTATTATGTGCAGCTGGATCTGAATACTTTACTGGCTTCGGTACGCCAAACTTTTCTATTGCCTTGGCCCAGGCTTTATGTAACCACTCTTTAGGTAGGTTATATTCAACCTCTAATGCGGCAGCTAAACTAAGAGCGTCGGGGAGAGTTGGGGCAGATAAAACCATTTCATCGTAGTTAGGCGGATCTTGTTTTTGGGGTTGATTTGGATTATCTGTTCTACCCAAAAGATAATCAGTAGTTACGCTATAGTAATCTGCTATGCGCGAAAGAGTTTCATAATCTGGTTGTCTGTTATTAGTTTCATACTGGGCATATGTGCTTCTTGACATAGAGAATATGCGTGATAACTCTTTTTGTGTTAACCCCTTATTATTTCTAAGCTTTGTAAGTCTTTCCCCTAACCGCATTAATCTCACCTCACTATTATTATAGTCTCAAAATGCAACATTTAAAGTATTTGTCACAAATCTCAACAAAAAGGCTTGACAGTCACGAAACGCAACATTATAATAAGTATTAGGAAGTCACAAAACGCAACATAATTTTTTAAGAAGGTGGTATCTATGAAAATAAAAGCTCGCGAATGGTTAATGGTTCTTAGGGGCGACTTAACACAGCAACAGGTTGCAGATATGGCAGGGATAAGCCGTTCTTACTATACAGGAATAGAAACAGGTCTTAGGAATGCCAGCGTTTCGGCAGCAAAGGCAATTGGTAAAGTTCTCGGATTTAAATGGACAAAATTTTTTGATGACGATTGTTGCGAAACGCACCAATCAACCGGAACCGAGGGACGTTAGGAGGTGAATCTGGTGCATTACGACGTTAAGACACTAGCCTCAAACGATCATACCGAGCTGGAATTTTTAGTATCCGGTTGGCTCAGGGAAGATCGTCCAGAGAGAATCATTAAATGCCAGTTCGTAGCTGATGGGGCTGAGTATACCTACTGTGTTCTGTTTATTTATATACCCCGCAACAAGCCGTTGCCGGGCGGGAAAAGCTTCAGAACGAAACTAAAAAGTTTCTTGTCATGCTTTGCGGGGTGGTAGGACAAGCAATAATAGTATGCCACGAAAGGAGGGAGAACATTGCTAAAGTGCAAATGCGGTTTTAAGGTACCGGACAGAGCTAAATTCTGCCCAGAGTGTGGCCGAATGATTCAACGCCCAGAACCAAAACCTGAGCCGAAGCCGGAAGCACAGGAACATAAGCCTCAAAATATATACACCGTCAAAACGGCAGCAAAAGAGTTTTTTCAGGGTGCTATAGGTGAGACAAAATTGCGTGAACTGATAAATAAAGGTGAAATACCTTGTTCACGCTTTGGCGTAAAAATACTGCTTCGCGAAGAGTCTCTTATTGCTTGGATGGCTGAGCAGGAGAAAAAATCTATAGCTACTGCAAAGCCTTTGCGCTTGGCTAGGTAGAAAGGAGGGACAAGCATTGCCAGATAACAAAGAGCTTTTCGACAAACTCCATTTTGTAATCATGCTCTGCGCTGAGGACTGGGCTAAGTGTAATACCGAACGCCCCAGGATTCACGCACTGGGCGAACTCCGGGGAGCAATTTCAGCTTGGTTCGTGGTAGCCAATCACTACGAGTTGCCGGGCAGGATGGAAATTTATGCTGAATACAAAAGTATGTCTTTTGTTCCGAGGAAGTAGCCGGTCGGCCTTGGCTGGGCGGGAACCCAGCGCAGAGGTGTTTGCGGTCAGCAAGCAAGTATTTGTTTTATAGGTATATTACACCATGAGGAAGGGGGTGTAGGAAATGTACAAAGCTGCACGAAACAAAGCTGGATTGAGCGCGGAAGCCGCATCATTCAGGATTCATATAGGCAGAAGGACACTGATCAACTATGAAGGCGGCAGTAGCACAATACCGCCTGAAGTGGTATTAAAAATGGCCGAGGAATACGAGCAGCCTAGCCTCTGTGCAAAACATTGCTCAAAAAACTGTCCAATTGGGCAAAAATTTGCTCAGGATGTCGAGGAGAAAGAGTTAGAAGTGGCCGTACTAAGGCTATTGAAAAATCACACGGATGTAAGGCTTATCCGCGACAGGCTTACTGAGATAGCAGAGGACGGGATTATTGACTCTGATGAAATGCCGGACTTTGAAAATATCATGGAGGAGCTGCTGGGGCTGGAAAGGTCTATCATGGCCATGAAGTTACTGGCCGCCAAGGTGCTACCGTTGGACAAGATGATTCAGCGGCAAAAAGAAAAAACCTCCAAGCGGGCAAACCGCATGGGGGCTGTAGAAAAATGTTAGGAATATTGTACCATGTCGCGTTGGTGTGGTCAAGGGAGGCGAAAGATTTGGCTTGTATTGACTGTAGGTTTTGCGTTACTCAGAAAGGCAACTTTAAGTACAAGTGCACTAAACACGGCCTAAATTTACAATCTGGAGCAGCTTATCCGTGTTACGCATTTGAGGTAAAGGAGGGCTGCAAAGATGAGTAAACTTGCAGACGCTCTTAATAAAATCCAGGACGGCTTAACTGAACTGGATGAGGTTATGAATGTTCTTGATACTGAAATTTGCGGTAACAGGAAGGTTATCAATGTCATGTCTCTCAGGGATTTGGAGCAGATCCCGGGAGAGTTGAAATGTGAGGCCAAGGGTGGATTCAAAGAGTATTCAAAGAAGTTTATGGGAACCGAGTT